AACGACAGCACTAATGATGGCACCAGCACCGGCAATCCATCTCTCATTTTTACGAATCCTATCTCTAAATTCAGAAACAGTTTTTTCTAAGTCTTCAACCTTATGAGTTAAGACTGCGATTTCTTTATCTTGTTTTGCATCAATTTCAGTTATTTTTGATGCTACTTCATTCAGAGTCGCCATCTTCCAATTCATCGAAAGCCATACGGAGTATATAGACAATACAATAGGTAACACCTATCAAAAGTATTATTAAAGAAATAATAATGCTCCAAGTAACATCATTTACATCACTTAGAGGTCTTAGGACTAGGTTCATTAAAATATGAGGGTAAAGGACATCCTTTAAATTCGTTTATTTCATTAACAGATAAAACAAACATAGTCACAAAACCAAGGCAAAAAGCAAAAAGCATTTGAGGGAAGTTATAGTTCCCCATATAAGCAGTTGGATCAGGTTCATCATCATAAGGATGAAGATGCTTTGATACTTCTTTTATTCTTTTTTGTTTTTCCTTTTCTTTGTCATCCACGGTATCTACCAGGCCATGTTAGTTCCATAGTAATAGTTAGCAGTGTCATAAAAAATATTATAAAAACTGTGGTCATTTCAACACCTCAATTGCTTTGTACAATTCCCTTGAATGTTCCAGTTCATCATTTAAGATCTCAAGAATCTTATCATCATGACCATTCAAAGCAAGATACTTTCCATAAGTTTCTGCAGCATGAATCTCTACTTCGTAGGAGAGGTGGTAAGCAGAGCGAGGAGCCACCCAATAATAAACCACGTTGACCCAATAGTAGATGAGTACGAGATGTCTGGCAAAAAAACGATCGATCCAATAACGATTACCATCCCGACTTTCCATGTATTCCAGATGTTCTGTTTCGTTAAGAGTTTGAGCAAAATGTTCCTCCATTAGATAGATGTGTTCTGGTCCACGTAACCCCATAGATTCTCTAAAGTGTAAGACACTTAAAAACGCAAAATAGGGTGCCCGAGCAATTTCCTCAAGCACCCAGAAACGTTGATAATCTCTTCCTTGATACAGGAAGTCTATGATTGCTACAGTTATTGTCAGTGTGAATCTGTTGAATTGCTCCATACAATTTGGTGAGCAAGTTTGTCTCTCAAAGCATTAATGCGTTCAGCATCATATTGTTGAAAATTACCCCTCTTTTCTACCTTCTTATAGTAATGAAGAGCATTTAATATAATTGTATAATCCTCTATATCTATGTCAATATTCATCGCATTCCATCCCCATTGTTGCCATTTCCGCACCAATTTCTCCACCAGTATCTTGACCCAACATTGCTAACCATCCAGCAGCAACCCACCCAATATATGGGATACCAGTAACAAATGATGCTGCAGATGATCCAATACTAGCACCGACTATTTTGCCTGTCGATTCTCCACCACCTGCCGCCCTTATACACTCTTCTTTTTTCGCAGTCAACTTTCCCAGTTCACCTCCACCCGTGTTACGGGCACCATCCATAGTATATTGTTCATAAGTAGTAATCTCCGATTTTCCCCCAATACCAAATAATCCATTAGATTTTCTAATGTCTTTGGTAGTGGTCATTACCTTTGGATCATTACCTTTATATTCAATCGTATAACCATCTTTACCTGCACGAATGACATAAGAACTATAGTCATTCAAAGGCAAATCAATTTTGGGTATCTGAGTTCGATTCATCAGATGACCCAAAACTCCAATGTGTGCAACTCCAAACAGTGTTCCCACTGTAAGGAGAACCCACTTAAATGGTCGGTTTGACTGGTGGTTCTCCATCATTTTGTCCTGCGATCTTGATTGGTGCTTGCTCAATCCTAATCGTTTGAGCAGGGGCAGTTTGACTTGCTCTTTCAATCAACTTCTCCATATCAGCCTTACTTACACTACCAGTAGGACCACTAGTACCATTACCATTTTTATTCTTGGCAGTCTGGACCCCGAACGTCGCTAAAACGCCTGTAAAGACGCTGGCGATAAAAGTTGGATCGATCTTCCCTTGAGGGAATCCAGGAATGGTCACATAATTCAAAGTCAAAATACCACCTGACCAGATAAGGATACCCAGTCTTACAAAGGTGGAAACGATAGCAAGTTGTTCTTCAGAGTCTTCTGCTTTTTCCTTTAGTTTTCCGAGGGGACCTTTCTTTTTAGGTTCTTCCTTCTTTACCTCAGGAGTTTTGACTTCTTCTGGCATGTGTAGCAGGCATGGCTCTGCTATTTATGGTTGAAGTAAATCTACAGTGATATTTGTGTGTTCTAGTTGATTAAATTTTTGACAGAGAACAGAACTAGATTCATGTTCCCATTTGTGATAAGTCGTCTTTAGTTTTTGAGTGTAATCAGGACTGTCGCATGTCTGCATTTCCTTTGCGACGATGGTCTTGATCAACACATCTCTTGTTAAGTTTGTCATACTTGAAAAAGATTATCCAACAAAGAGTTCACCATTATAATACAAGGAGCTTTCGCAGAACTCTTCTTGGGTGTTTTTCCGTGTAGGATGATATTATTTAGGAAGGAACCCATTTTCGACCAGGTATTTACGGGTCAAAGGAGTTGGTTCATAGACTTTCCACATCTCCCCGGCAGCACATGCTTGAAGTGCTTTCATTGTCATACCCTCAGTACGACCTGCCCATCCTGCCTCTGCTTCCCAAGGAACTGCATGTTCGGGATACATACGTTCTGCCAACACACGCCAGATCATAGGAACTTCATCTTCTGGTTTGATGATGGCAATAAGACTATTCTCAATCGTTCCTGCCATACAATCCTGTGCTGCGTGCCATCCTTCATGACGCATAACCTGCATCAGATAATTGGTACTGTCCATATACTTCTTATTAAGGAAGAAGTTATTACTCACAGTATGGTAAACACCACGATGACTGTCGGGGAAATACTTGGAGTCTGCTAGAAACACCCCAACTCCGACCTGCTCAAGGGCAACGAGCATTGTGTTGAACTCGTCAGCAACAAGATCAAAATTAGTATTGGGATACTCACCAGCAATACTTGCGATACTTTCAATTTTATCGACTCCATCTGTACACTCCCGAAGTAGCATACAACCCATGGCATCCATGGTGTTATACCCTTTAGTTATCTTGTTCTCCGCCCTCACTGTCGGTGCGAGGAAGCAACTGCTCAGTAGGATTGAGGTTAAGGCAACTCTCAAGTTTCCACACATTTTCTTGGTGAACATCACGTAAGTACTCCTGAAAATAAAGTTCAACATTGGTCGTATCTTGATTACCTTGACTTACCCAATCATGGCAAAACTCATATACTGCTCTACAGTTCTCGTCAAGGTGATGTTGTAGAGCACGAAACACAGCAGCTCTCAACTGCATACGTTCGTCAGTAAATCTCCAGTCTTCAGTCATTTTTTAAAAACATTCCATCCATTACCCGACTGCCAACCACCAGGTCCTTCCTGGAAGTTTTCTGATCCACCAGGAGGATTCAGATCAAGAGTTGTATTCTGACTCTTAGTGGCAATCTCATACATTTTTTGATGAATATCATCAGGTTCAACAGAGAAATTTTCTTCTCTTTCTTTCCGTTTGATTTCAGTTTCTTGTTGCATATAATCAACCTGCTTTTGAGATCGAATAGGAGCAGGTCCAAACCAAGGATCGTCTTGTAGATATGCTGGAGCAGGAATACCTGTATACAAGTTTTCTTGCAATTTCTCACACTCTACAGGATCCTCATCAACGGCACATTCGACCTTCCATGATCCTCCGACCCCACCATCCATATTAACAGTGATGTCGTCACCCCATGTTCCCGATGCCTCAGGAGAGTGAAAAACTTGACCCAGTGTTTCTTTGATTTTTTTGATGATCATGCCAATGTGAGTTTCTTACTATAGTTATATGAGTAATATTCTCTATTACCCTTGATGCCCCATCCTAACCAATAATAGGCGGGAACCATGTATTGTGCAACTGTACGTCCACGACCTTCAAACTCTGGAAGGTATCTTCGAAATGTAGTTTCATTGATCATGAAACGTGTCTGACACTTCAGAGTGCTTGGATCACAATTATACTTTTTGGCAAATGATCCAAGAGCACGATATCGACCAATAGAAGTCCATTGAATCAAACCATAACCACCACGATGACACTGATCATAATTTACACGAGCACCACCTTCACAGATGTTAGCAATAAAATTACTTTCTTGTTTGATATTACCAAGAATAGTTGCTAGTGCATTTTTATCAGAAATTTTTGTCTGTGTTTGAAGTTGCTCCAAAACATATTGCTCTTCAGGAGAACAATCAAAACACTTCCATGTCTTTTCAAATTCGACTACAGGAATGTCAACAGATTTTGGTTTTGTTGCCACCTCTTTGGGTGCTGGAATGGAGAATACCGTTGCAAGGATCCCAAGTCCAAAAAGAGTTTTAATCATTTTCACCAAGGTATTCAAGTGAATAAATTTCATGGTCCTCTGCTTCTGGATCTAACCACTCAGAAAATTCAGCATGAAGTGCATGTGCATCTTCAATCAATTCTAACAAATCATCAGTGTCTGTGTCACAGAGAATGTGCAGTCTATCGATTGCCCAATCATGTGTCAAGCTGATCGTTTGTTCCAAAGTTACCATAGTCTTTACGCATGTAGCGTCCAAGAATGTTGGAATTATAGTACGCAGGACCTCCTGTGTCAAGAGACTCACTTAAGACATTATTTAAAAATAATTGTTTAGTCTCCTCATAATTACAAAGACCTTTGGTTTTATGAAGACTCAGTATTTCTCTACTGAAAATCTCTTTACCATACTTTTTTATATCTTCCTTTAATTCCGGACAAGATCCGTAATACCGCTTCCAATCACTTTCTTGTCTAACCCTTTTTTTCTTTCCTGGTGGTTTTCTAAATGACCAAAAGTACTTTCTACCGATGTATTTCTTACCTGATTGTAAATTAGTAATCCTGTAGACAAAACCGTACAGATCGTTAATATCCTCAGATAGAAAAGTTCTACCTTCAAAAACCCAGGGGTTTTCATAACTCATATTATATAATCTTATGAGCTATTATTTATCTTTAACCGGGACAAACCTAGTCTAATAAAAAAGAGGGTTGTTGTCAACCCCCTTGATAGATTATGTAAGTTTTATATTATCTACCACTTGCTCTGCGTTTGCGGGCAGCACGGTTAGTGTGCCTCAAATTATAATAACCATCTCCAGACTGTTCGGTATTACCATAATCTTCGGTATCTTCTCCAGGTTTAGTATTCATTGCTTCAGCAGATTTTTTTCGTGCCTGGGCCCACCTCGCATCGTTTACTGCGTTTTTTGCACCTCTATTTCTTTCAGCATGGCGTGCTCTTTCTGCTGCTGATTTGGCAGCAGCACGTTGTTCTCCTTTAGATGCAGTATACTTAGTCTTTCCACCACCTTTCACACTGAGAATTGTTCCTTTTGCTTCATCAAGTCCATATGCCTCTAGAATGGCAGCAATGTCCTCAGAGTCAACTTCATTGACCATCATCCATTGTGCCTCTTGGAGGTCCTCTGCGATGCCATAGTCGCACAGGAACTCGACCACTACATCAAAGACATCAAAACTATTGTTCAGTTTAGCAAGTCTCTTTTCACCAGATCTTTGTGCTCTTGCAAGAGTTAACTTAATCTGACTCTCTCTTCTTGGATTTCCAGCATCAGTTCTTGATGTTGTACCTTTAGGTCCAAGTGCTCTACCTTTGCTTGAAGGTCCATTGCCAGATTCACCAGATTTAGAACGAATAGTTCCAGCAGCACCTGCTCCGACACTACCAGTTTGATCCTTTCTTCTTGCTTTTTCTGATGAACCAGTAACTGCCTTACGAATATTAGCAACGGCAATCTTTTTCATTTTGATCTTATCCTGTCTTCTACTTCTTTCGAGTTTTCTATTTTCACCAGATGCTGCTCTCTTTACTTTCTCGGCACCTACAGTTGCTTGTTTTGCTGCCTTACGAGCACCCTTTTCTACAGATGATTTAGCATCTGATCCTGCACCCTTCACTGTTTCTTTTGCTTTTCTTCCAAGACCTCTAAGTCTTTCGAAAGCACCTTTAGCAGAACCTTTTACTTTTTCAATCCTTTCTGCTCTCCTTTTCTTTCTATTATCTTTCTCGATTTTAGCAGCTGCTTTTTTAGATGACTTCACTGCAGAGTCATAATACCTGTCACTAACTTCTATCAGGAAAGTATCCTCAAAAAGATTTTCAATCTCATCAATCTCATAACCTTCGTCAAGAAGTTCAAATACTACTTCTTCTACAACATCATTAATCTCTTCATCAGAAAAATTATCTAAAAACTCAAAATCTTCATCTAAATTTTCCGAAGAATGAATTTGATTATAAAGTTCTTGAATTGTTGCAATATCACTATAATTGATTTGCTCTTTTCTTGCTCTGTCGGTGACGTAATCAGCACCTGCTTTGACTGCTCCTGCAGCAGTAGAAACACCTTTGCTGACGCCTCTAATAAGTTTCTTCAATCCTCTCTTCAGAAGACCATCTTTTCTTCTTTTTTTAGTTGCTGGTGCAGAACTAGAAGAATCACTATCAGAAGAAGTTCCTGCACTTGAAGTTGATGAACCACCACCAGATGAGGTTCCTACACTTGAAGTTGATGAACCACCAGATGATGTAGAGGAACCACCAGAAGATGCTGGTTTGCCAGAAGCACCATACCTGCCTCTCTCATAACCACTCTTGGCAGCACCCTTAATTCTGCTACCTGCTCTCTGAGCAGTTCCTACTGCCCTTGCAGCAAGTCCTACACCTCCCTGTATTGCCTTACCTATCCCCTTAACAACTCCCTTAATTCTCCTTAAAGCTTTTGTTCTAGATCCTTCTTTAGATCCTGACAGTTTCGATTTTGCGTAATCTCTTCTACGTTGAGTTTCTTTTGGATCAACTTTTTCGCAAAGAACTTCAAGTTCAGAGTCAATAGATTCACAAATTGTTTGTTCTAAAGTATATACTTCCCAACCTTCCTCTATACATTCCTGAAAGAATTCTCTTACTTCTTTTTCAATATATTCTTCAGAAATTTCTTCCAATTCTTCATCGGAGAAATCATCAAGAATACTTTCAAACTTTGGTGCATACACACTTTCATAAAGAGATTTAATTTCTCTATATTCGGCTTGCGATAAAGATTTCATTTTAATTTCTTAATTGCCCTTTATGAGAATATTTATAAAAAAAGAGGACTCCTAAGAGTCCTCTCTATATGCTTCGTATCCATCATAGTCACCATATAAAAAGGCATCTGATTTTGCTGCCTCTCTATATGCTCTTAAGGCATCCTCACGAAATGCCTCAAATTCATTATAGTGAGAATCCTGCGAAGGTGTCTTCGTTAACGTCTTGTTTGATTCCTCCGACGATGTAGGATTCAACTTCAGTCTCTTGTGGAGCCACTTGGAGACCCTTTGACGAAATCCAATGTTCCGTCCAGGGGAGTGGGTTATTCTTTGCGGGTATGTCATAGATTGGTTTGAGTCCGATTGCTTTCATCCTACGATTGGCAATCCATTCCACATACTGCTGAAGCAGTTTATCATTCAAACCAATCATAGATCCGTCCTTGAACAGATACTCTGCCCAAAGTTTTTCCTGATTAACACAATTTTCAAATGTGCTAATCAACCATTGCTCTTCTTCTTTGAAGATTTTCTTCATTTCAGGATCATCACCTTCTCTCCACTTCTTCATGATATTTTGAGTGATGGCAAGATGCTGATTCTCATCTCTTGCAATTAGTGAGATGATTTTTGCACTTCCTTCCATAAGCTTGAGTTCGCCAAATGCAAAACTGCAAGCAAATGATACGTAAAAGCGAATACCTTCAAGAATATTAACGTTTGCAACTGCTCTGAAGAGTTTGCGCTTGAGTTCATACCTTGCTTCTTG